ACAACTCAACGATCGCGTCGGCATACTGATCGGACAACGCCACGCCAGAACCGGACGGGGTGTATATGTGGAAGAACACCTGCCCGTATTCATCCCATCGGTTGCCGGCCGGTTCGGCTTCGCCCGTCGATGCCTGTTCCGTGCTATTGTTGCTGATCTCGATGAACAGATACGGCGTCGGGTCCGTGCCAGTCGGTTCGGGGGGCGAGCCTGCAACGTTTTGCGTAATGACGGGCGCAAACGTCCACCCGGCCGCGATATGAGCGACTACGGCAGCGCGGACGATGGAGCGGGACATTTAGCCTCGGACGGTCAAATCTATGCGGTGAAGAATGCCGTTGATGGACGTGGGGGACGCGTATTCCACAGTCCGCGCCTTGCCCTCGATGATGACCCGATCGCCCTTGCGGGGGATGCGTGGATCAGTCAAAGCCGGCGGGTTCGTTACAGGCTCGCCACCCGGCCATTGCGCGCGGTTGATATCGGTCGCGGACAGGATAACGTGCGTATCGCCTTGGATGATCCCGCCGGCCAGTTCCTTGGGCTGGTAGCCTCGGACAAGCGCGCGGCAGGGGCAGTCGACGGCGACTTGGTTTGTGGTGCCGGTGATGCGGCGGAGGATCACGTCTTGGCCGTCTGCGCGTAGGAATTGGTCTAGGTCGGATTGGAAGGTCATCGCGGATGCTGGCAGATCAGTTGGCCAGTGGTCCGATGGACCACGCGGAAATTGCGGCGCTCCTCGATTTGGAGATAGCGGCTACCGTCTTCGGACAGTTCCGGCTTCCCATCGACATATGAAAGCCGTTCGACAAAACCCGTTTCACTGTCCAACCGGCATACGAATTGGATTTCCGCTCCGGTGTCCGTGTCGATTACCCGCGCGTCCCGAGCGCCGGGCGTTTTCGGATCAAGTATCACGCCACATGCACCCTCACCGCCAGCGCACCGTTAGCCCACGTCCCGGTTGTCGTCACCACCGCCCGCAGTTCCGTTCCAAGCCAATTCAGCACCGAGTTAGCTGACAGCGTGGCGAACGCGGCGGGCGTGGCGGCTGTGGATACGACCGTGCATGATTTGGCGCCGGCCGCCGCGAAGTCGATGGAGGCAATCTCTCGCCATACCCCGGCGGAACCCATGCGCGACTGGATCAGAGCAACAGCCGTTGATCCGCCCGTGCCCGAGAACGTCGCCTCGAATGTCGCGCTCGTCATGCCGTCCAGGTTGTCGATGGCGGTTTGCGCCTGTGCCGTCACTGCCGTGGTTATCGTTTCGGATGCGAGGCTGTAGACGCCGGGGATGGCCATTCAAATTGCCCTATGCCGATACGGGCCAATCAGCCCCTTGATTTCCGAAGACAGCAATTCATCATCCGGCGGTGGCACCCACCATTCCCGCTCACCTACGCCCTCAATCCGTTGGCGCTTAAGGTTCGGGTCCGTCCGCGCGTTCGGTCCGTCTTCCGCCCAAAGCATCCGCGCCAACTTGGACGCGGCCAACTTCAAATCGTCCGGAACGGTTGCCCATCCTGCAACATAAACAACCGTGATCTTGGTCGCGGACCAATACGACAATTCATCACTTGCCAGCCGATAGAGCCAACCGGCCGCTTCATCTGTCTCGTAATTCGCCGCGTCCAAGGTCGATCCGTCGACAACCACCGACGTGATCGACGTGACAGGCCACCGCGACAACGGCAGATACCGCGCACCAACCACAATCCGGAACACTTCCGTCAGGGTTTCCACGCGGAACGTCGGAGGGTTCGCACCACCAACCGGAATGCAGCATTCCCGCGCCAAAGCTGAGGCAACGCGGGCGTTGAGGGCAGTCAGTTCCGTGTTGTAAGTCGCACCCGTCACGCCCGTTGCGGACTGGATTTCAGCCAGCGTGAGCAACAACCGATCCGTTGCCGGTGTGGTGACCGTGAGCATTATCGGTCAAGCCGCGACAAAAGCGGGTAGAAGTCGCACGATACCGTTGTGCCATCGGCGTTGCGAAGCGTCTGGATGCCGTTTTCGTCAATGCCAAGACCAATTACCGCCGGTCCTTTGGGTCCGACATTACCCTTCAACCCAGGATCGCCGGGTTTGCCGCGCTTGCCTTGCGCCGACATTAGTTGCCAGCCATCGCCGGGGCAGGGGCCGGGGTCGTCGGACTTGGCCACGAACGAAGCGCCGTTCATCGCGACAACATCCAGTTCACGATACAGCCCGTCAGGTTCCCAGGTTCCACGGATCGCAAACGACCGACCATCAACACCCGCACGACCTGCCTGTGCGACGCAAACCCAATCGTCATGAGGCGGTTGTCGCCCTGTGTCACGGATCGCCTGGAATGTGGAACCGTCCAGCGTCACAATGTCGCCGTCGTAATACACGCGGTCCGTCCAAGCCTTGACCGCAGACAGACGACCCGGCGGGCCTGGGTCGCCCTTGGCAGGCGGAGGAAGCGCGGAGACGGCGCCCGCGACTGCTTCGTCCACCATGGATCGGATGACAGCGGGATCGGCGTCCTGGCCGTCCTGTGGGGCGGGAATGCGCGCCACTTCCTCGACCACCATCTGGCGGATTACAGCCGGATCAGCATCCTTGCCCTTTTCAGCCGGCGGGATAGCCGCGACGGCTTCCGCTACCAGTGCCACCACGATCGGACGCACATCCTCGATATCTGCATTCCGACCCGGCTCCGGCGGAGGCAGTTTCGCCACTTCCTCGCGGACCATCGCCGCGATAACGGCAGGATCAGCATCCTTTCCCTTTTCAGCAGGGGGCAACTCCGCAACGGCTTTGTCGACCATCGCGCGGATAAATTCGGGGTCTGCGTCGTTGCCATCTTTTGCCGGCGGCAGTGATGCAACTGCCCGTTCCACCTCGGCGCGAATGAGAGGCGCCACGTCTTCAAGCGTCACCGACCGGCCCGGCTCGCCATCCCGAACAGTCGCCAACCGGGCCGAAACCATATCGGCCGAGGCGCGTTCGGCGCTGACTGCCCGCAATTCCAATTCAGCAATCTTGGCCCGCAACTCAGCCGCCATCAAATCGAACTTCTGTTGTAGTGCCTTCTCGATCCGGGCCGCCGTTGCGCCAAGTTCGCCAGCGAGCGCCTCAATTTGTGAGCGCAAGGTGTCGCTCATTGGCTTGGCGAAACGCGGCAAGGGCACGGTCGGTAGACTGTTCATCGGCCGCGTCATCCTCTGCCGGGTCCGGCTCTGGTGTGGGGGCCGCAGCGGGGGCCGGTTGCGTAGGCTTCATGTCGGTCCCGTAGGACAACGGAACCACCTGCTGTTGCACGCGAGGCATTGCGCCGTGGCCACCTGGCACCGCCGGAAGGTCGACCGTCGCGCGGGCTTCATCCGGGCTGTAAATGCCGCCGATCACGCCTGTCCGTAGGGCCTCAATCTGTTCGCGGTAAGCACTGCGAAGAAGCGCCCGCGTGTCGAGTTCCATGTATTCATCCGGCATACCCTTAAGCCGGAACAGAAGCCCGAACGCTTCCTCGATGTGGTTGAGGCAGAACCCGAGACCGGACGCGATCCACGATTGCATGAGCAGTTCAGTGGATGCGAACGTGGTTCCACCCAGCCCAAGAACCTGCAACGGAAGCCGGAACGCCAACGCGACGTTCTGATCCGTCATCTTGAGCATTTCGACAAGCTGCCCATCGTGGGCACTCGAAACCACAGGCTTTGCCTTCAGACCCCACGCAAGGATAGGCGTGCCGCCCGCGTTTTCGCCCTGCGTCTGTGCATTCCAGCGGTCGCGAAGGTCGTTGGTCTGCTGGCTCGTCAGCTTTTCATCCGTCTCCAACATAAAGGAAGGACGGGCTTGGTTCAGGTAAAACGCCACCTGCTGATTGAGCGCGGCGCCGGACATGGAAAGCTCAAGCGTCGTGGCCAGGATCGGTGACACTCCCTTGAGCGGATGTTGCGGGGTGTGCAACCGAATGTGAAGCACGTCGCGCGCAGGGATAGGAGCCGACAGATCATACCGCCTGTCTGCAATCTCATTGCCGCTCAGACCGTAGAAGATGGAACCGTCCGTCGCCACCATGGCGAGACCGCTCCGCATCTGGTGCAACTCGATAATTTCGCTACGGTCGTTGCGGATCGCCAGCGCGAACGCCTCGCCATGCGTATAGGTCCGGCGCGTCAGGTTCATCAGCAAATCAGAAATCGACTGATAATCGTTCGGCCGGCGGAGGATGCGGCTTAGTGCAGAGTTGGCAACCCGTTCGCGCCCGCCATCTGGCATCTTCCGCCAGTGATCGCCGGGGCACATGGCCACGGTTTGTGCATAGGCAGAAACGCAGGCTTCCACCATGGCGCTTGCTTCGCCGGACGGCTGAATGCTGTATCCGTTCTGCCACCAATTGATGTAGCGGCCCGCCGTCGCAGAAAGCCAGCCGCCGTCGATCTGGTAGGGACCGGGGCGATATTGGCCTTCTACGGCTTTCTCTTTGCGTTTGAAGATGCGGGACAGGATGCCCAAGTTAGCCGGCCTTGGCTTCGCGCGTGCGATACCCGCCAGCCTGCGCCGCCGGCTTCACTTCCTTGGCTTCGGGCTTCGCAGACGCGGCGGCAATCTTCGCCCGCTCCGCAACCGGATCAATCATCCGCGCCCTCGGCCCATGATCGCGATACGCCACGGTGCGCCCGTCGACATGCCGAAGCACGCCATCAGGGCCGGCGGAAATCTCGGCAGGATCACCCACCGAACCATCCGTCATCACATACCAGACTTCGTTCATGCGTCCGCCACCGTGAAAACAAAGGTCCCTGTTTTCGACGCGCCGGCCTGTGCCAGCACGATCTTGAACCGATCGCGAGACAACGCGATACGGTCATTCACTGCCGCGCCGGCCGCAGCATAAAGCGACGCAACCCCGGCCGTGCTGCACGTCGCTGCGCGAGGACGGACCACTTCGGATGCGTTGATGTTCGTATCCGTCCAGATGTTTTCGCCGGTTACGTCCGCTGTGATGGTGAAGTCAACGCCGTCGGTGTATGGCGTCGTGCCGTCCTTCACATACTGAATGCTTTCGACGTAGCCCGACACATACGGCGTGTAATGCGTGCCAACCTGCGACCCGTCAGAAGTCGCCACGACCGTGAATTTGCGAGAGCGTGCCATTGCCGTTCACCCGTCGATCGTAACGTGAAGCGTGCCGGTGGTCGCATTGCCCGCGCCGTCCACCACGATCTTGATACGGTCACCGCCGATGGCGATGCGCCCGTTTACAGCCGTTCCGCCGGCAGCATAGAGAGACGCAGCCCCGGCGGTGGAATGCGTGGCCGCGCGAGGGTGGCGCGTTGCTGACGCGTCCACGCTGTCTTCAGCCCACAGCGTTTCCCCTGTCGTTTCCAGCGTGCAAACGAAGTCGATACCATCGGTGAAGTTCGTTTTCACATACCGGAATGACACCAGATGCCCATAGATGGGCGGCGTGTAGAACGTGCCATCACCGCTGGCGTCAACGGTCATTGGAACAACAAATCTGCGAACGGTCATAGGGCTTCTCCCCCGCACTCACGCGGACAAAACGAAACGCGGGACCCGAAGGCCCCGCGCTAGTTGGGTCAGTAGGACGTGCCGTCGATCCACTGGACCATGCCGGACCGGCGCATCTTCCAGGACACGTCCATCAGCATACGCACGCCGATGGTGGCGGTCTGGAAGAACGAACGAACCGGATCGGCCGTCGTCGGGCCGGTGCCGGACACGATTTCCAGCGCCGTGGTGTCTTCCATGTGGACCGTCGCCTGTTCGGACACGTCGAACTCCGGCGCATCGCCCAACGCCGTCGCGAAGTCGGAATTGCGAATGGCGATCAGGCGGTTGGCCGTGGCGCTGGTGCTTTCGACGAAGTTCACCCGGCCCTGAATGGCGGTCATGAAACTCCCAATCACACCGTCCGGGCCGGGCATCATGGACATTGCCAGACCTTGAGCGGGGTTCATGACGACAGTGATGTTGTCCGCCGCGTTGGCCGCGAAGAACGGCGCCATCAGAGCCTTGAAGTCCGCCAGGACGGCAGCGTAGTCGCCACCACCATAGCCGGACGCGGCAGCCGACACGCCGTTCAGCAAGCCGGCAGGGCGCGCGGTGCTGACGGCAGTCGCATCCAGAAGGGCAGCGTCCAGAATGGCCGCCGTGTCTTCAAGAATCGCCTGCCGCACCAAAGCCTCAATCGCCGGAGTGCTGCGCTTGGCCAGTTCGCGAGAGAACGGGACAATGACACCCAGCTTCTTCGGCGTCATGGTCGTTGCGGCAGTCGTGATGCGACCGACACGGATGGGCGAACCCTCGGCAACGAACCCGCCACCTGCGCCGCCAGCCGTCCGGCTCGGAATGGACACAGTGCCGATACCGTCGAAGCTCAGGCCGATGCCGCGCGAGCGAAGCGCCGGATAAATGGAGAACGGCGTCAGGGCTTGCAGGAAGTCAGCATATGCGGTCTGAACAACCTCGGAAGCCCAGCCGGAGACCGTGGTGGTGCCGATGGTCTGGTCAGCCTTGACGATCAGCGCCGTTGGCTCGTGGCCGTTGTAGCGTTCCTGAAGAACCTGATCGACGGACTTGTTGCCAAAGTGGGCAATGCCACGAACCACGGCGGCACGAACGAGCAGATCAAGGCCACTGACATCCTTTCCCATGCGACCCAGCGGGTTGCGGATGATGGCGGGGGCGTTCGGCGTCGCGGTCAAGCCGATCTTCTGTTCGGACGCGCGAAGGGTCTTGATCGTGCGTTCCACGTGATCAACCTGCGTGTTCAACTCGTCGATGGCGTCCAGGTCGGGATCGTCCATGCCGCTCAGTTGAACAAGACGGTCACGCTTGGCGGTCAGGTCAGTTTCGGCGGCTTCAATCCGCTCGGAAAGGGTGGTCATTGGCGTTTGCCTTTGGGTTATAAAAGGTTTGGAGGCGTTCCCGCCAAGGCCCGAAATGGCCCGTTGCCTCACTCCGGCTTGCTCGCCAAAGGCTAGGGACATGGTTTCGGGGGATAGGTTCAGCGACTTCGCTAAGGCGAGCGCCGATGGGTTTGCCGGAACGGAACACAACGAACATTCAACAAGCTTTTGCTTGGTGTATCGCTGTCCGCCGTAGGGCTTGTCTTTGTCGATTGGCTCCCATTCCATGGGAAAAAAACCCACGGAAACGGCACGTAAAATCTTCTGTTCAACAAGACCGATCAGTTCGTCGATCCGCTGGCTTGTGCCGCGAGCCGCCAGATCAAGCCTCGCCAGTAGCTTTCCGCCTTCCACCCGGACATTCGACCATGTTCCAATCGGAAATGAAGACGAATGGCCGAACAGGGCAATCGGGTTGCGCTTGAAATCGCGAAGGTCCCAACCCGACTGGTCAACGATATCGCCATAACGGTCAACCGTCGCATCGGACAGGACAAACTCAAGGGAGCCGCCGTCAGAAACGGCAGTCTTGTTGATGATATCCATGTTCATTCCGGTTTTGGTTAGGCGACCATTGCAAAAACATCGACCGGAGGGACTGCTTCCGGGTTCCGAGACATCAAAGCCACAGCATCAAACAGTGCCATCACGGGATCAATCTTTCCGGTCCCGCTGTTTTGCTTGTTGATCGTGATCGCGTTACCCTTCGGCTCAGCCTTCGCGTTGCCCACGGCCCATGCCATAATCGCCTGATCCGCATGAACCAAAGCACCCGACGCCAGCTTGACTTCTGCCGTCTTGATCGCGCCGTTCAAGGTCCAACCCTGCGACACAGCAACCACCCGGTCACCGTCAATCCCACGGGTGGCCATGGCGTCAACGATCATGCCCACGCCCATCGGGTCCAAGCCAACGCGGGACAGCAAGCCCGACGCATCGACCTCGGCCGCCAGGTCCGCGACCTGTTCAAACGCGGCCTCCATATCGTCAACAATCACCAGATCGCCCGCCGCAGCATAATCGCGCAACCGCGATGCCTCCGACTTGCGGAGGCTCAGCACGCCCTCATGCACCCAGGACTTTGACCACGAAAGCCAACGCCGCGTATCAACCTCGCGACCCACCACCGACACCGAAAGCAAATCGTCCAACCCGCCGCCGTCAACACCGATCACCACGACCTCGGATCGATCTAACAGCGTCTCCAACGTCAAATCAGGCTCACCAGAGGTTAGCCAGTGGTCCGCGCCACGCCAGCGGTCGGACGTGAGACCTATCCCGACCTCGATGTTGAGGTGCTGAGAAGACCAGCGGGTTACTTCTTCCGTCCCAAGCTGGCCGGCCGTCTTGAACTCATCAATCAAGCGTGGGATCGTAATCGACCGCCCCGCGTTCGGTGTGACCATGTGCCAGTTGGCGGGGTCCTGCCACTTCTCCGCAGTGCCCGCGATATCCGGCGGAAACTCATACAGCACCGGCAACAGCGGCCCGGTTGCCTTACCATCGCGGATTGACCGCGCCCGGTTCAATTCCGCACGAAAAACACCAGCCGGGGGCTTCTCCGATTGCGTCGTGATGAACACCCCGAACGCTTCCGGCTGGGCAATCATGCCGCCCCGCAACTGTCCAACCGCACTTGCCGCCTTCGCGCTGGCAGACATGACGTGCAACTCGTCGACCAGGAACCCGGTCGGCTTCTGACCAGTCAACACCTGCGGATCGAAGCTCATAACCTCCAAAGTCGCGCCATTGGTCGTGTCGGTGATCTTCTTTAGGTGCGATTGCACCTTCATCCGCTTGGAAAGATACCCGTCCAAGTCGATCGCGCCGGATGCCTGCCCGAACGCCAATTCCGTCACATCCTGCGTCGGCGCCACCAACAGAAACTTGCCCATCGGGCGCTCATTCAGGATCAGCGCCGTCAACATCGCGCCCGCGCTGTAGCTGGTCTTGCTCGATTTCTTCGGAACCAGAACGAAAATCTCGCGGATAAACCGCTCTTTCGTCACAGGGTCCCACGAACCGAACAAGGCCCGCACAATATCGCGGAACCAATCCCCCGCAGCCTCTCCCAAGGTTGGATTGCCCGGAACGTCTGCCAGACGGAGCCGGTTAAAGACCCGGACCGCACGTTCTGCGGCTTCATTGTCAAGCGGTAGGTCAGGGACCAGCGATCGACCGGCGCGGATACGATCCTGCCAATCCAAGCACGACAGGTCCCAAGGCATCAGTTAGGGCGCATCCCCAGGTCCGCACTCCATGCGGCTTCCTCTGGCGTGATCTGCGATTGGTCATCCACATCTGCCGATTTCGGCGACAACTTCGGATGCATATACGGAGCCGCTTCCTTTGCAGCCAGAAACCGCAGTTTAAGCGGGGCTTCCGGGTTCCGCATAATAGTCAGCAGCGTTTCGAGCGGGGAAAGGCCATCCGTCGAAAGCCACTCGGCCGGCGCGTCTGGCTTCACACCTTTGGGGCGGCCCGATCCAGGACGGGAGCCGCCATGTCCGTTCACGTTTTTGGTTCCTCTTGGTTTCGTAAGGGCAAATCAAGTTGGTGGGGCTGTGGAATCCCTGAATGAG